CACTCTTATAGTTTCAGGTTTAAAATCTTTAGAGGGTATTTCACTTTTACTAGGCGATACACGTATAGTTTCGCCCTCTGGAGATACTCTTCCTAAATCTTTTACAAATTCTGTGTCTTCTCTTAGACTTGTATCTGTCTTGTCTCGTAATAATCTTTTTAATCCTGTATCTTTTTCTAATAATTTTTTTCGTTTTAAAAATCTTTTTTCTACTAGTCTTGCTTCTCTCTCGCCATATATTTCTAAATATTCTTTATATGCCCTTTTATTTTGATCCCCTAATACTTTCCTGTTTTTGTAATATTTTTCATAAGCCTTTGCATATGCTGCTTTCATTCTACTTGGTATATTTAAATTATCAAGTTTTTCTTTTTTACTCTCTAGAAGGGATTTACGAAAGTCTCCTATCTCTAAACCCTGACTAGCTCTGTTTTCCAAATCTACTTTTTCTCTTATAAAAGATTCAATAGTGAATCTGTCTGTTCTATTTTCGCCTAGCTTATCTATCGCTTTGTTTAGAAGAGCGTTGTTAGTATCCATATCTTGCTTATAAGTTGGATTAATTCTAGATAGTGTATCTGCTGTACTGCCTCCACTAAAAAATCCTTCCCTATGTTGAATAGCGTGTTGTATTTCATGCAATATAGTTGCTTCAATATTAGCTTGTCTTGCTTCTTTCGTAATTCGTGTC